AATTTTATCAAGATTTGTAAAAACTAAAGAACATCAAGCAATGGTTCTTCTTGAAGATTTATTAGGATATAGCTATGTAAATAAAATAGTTGTTATGCAAAAAATGTATGATATGCCTAAACAAATAAAAACACCAACTCAAACTTCTATTAGAAATGAAATTATTTTATCAACTATTGATTGTGCTAATCTAGATGAATTAATTGAAAAAGTAAAAACTAATGTCACAGAATAAGAAAAGTGAAATACAAGATGAAGCATTACAAACTTGGGTAGATAATAAATGTGTAGGTGCATTAGCTATGGCTACAGGCTCTGGAAAGAGTAAAGTGGCACTACTTGCTATAGACTACATAATTAAGACCTTAAAAGTCAAGAAACCAAAGATATGCTTAATAGTACCAACAGAGAGTTTAAGAGATCATAATTGGCTAGAAGAATTTAAGAAATGGAAAATGACAAAATACTACAAGTTTCTTGATAGGTATTGTTATGTGTCTATTAATAAAATCTTTGATGAGAAGTATGATTTAATAATACTTGATGAGTTGCATAACATTACTGAAAATAATAGTAAGTTTTTTATGCAAAATGTATCTACTAGGATACTAGGGTTATCAGCTACACCACCAACAGATGAAACTAAAAAGATGTTACTCAAGATTCACTGTCCAGTGATATATGAGTACAGATTAGATTCTGCAGTTGAAGATAGTGTAGTTGCACCCTATAAAATCAATCTAGTAGAGATTCAATTAAATAGTATTGATAAGTATATATCAGCAGGTACAAAGGATAAACCTTTTATGACTACTGAGTATAACCATTATCAGTATCTATCTAAATTGATATTGCAGCATAAATATGGTGGCAGAGCACAAGCTGCTATGTTTGCACAATTAAACAGGCAACGATTTCTTGGGAATCTTAAATCCAAAATGGATGTTGCAAAGTTAATTAGAGATAAATATATGATTGATGAAAGAGCTTTGTTCTTTTGTCATTCTATAGCTCAAGCTGAAGAGTTGTGTTCAGATACTTTTCATTCTAAATCATCAGATAAAGCATTAAAGAAACTAAGAGATAAAGAAATTAATCAGCTTAGTTGTGTTAAAGCTTTAAATGAAGGTCAGAATATTCCAGATTTAGATTCTGCTATTATCATTCAGATTAATAGTGTTGAAAGAAATCTAATACAACAAACAGGTAGAATTGTTAGGTGGAGACCTAACCATGAAGCTACTATATGGGTATTAGTTGCTGTAGGCACTCAAGATGAAGTATGGTGGAATAAATGTTCTGAAAACCTAGATAAACAAAAAATAACTTATTTAAATTCAAAAAACTTATGACAAGTAATTTATCAAAAGATGAAATTGTTTTCTGCATTAATTGTATACAATCTAATTATCCTGGAATTTGGAGTGACACTCCAGAAAAATTAAAGGAATTATTATTTGATATTTATGATGAAAATGTAGATCTTAGCATAGTTAAAGAACTATGTGATCAAAGGATTATTGAAGAAGATGAGTATGCAATAACATTTAGTAATTATGGATACAGATAAAATAAAAATAGTAGTAGGATTAGATGATATAACTGATTATTCTGATAACTTTAAAGATGGTAAAGAAGATTTTTATGAAGTTCTTAATGAAATTAATGAGAATAGAGATGTTATGACAGTCTTTAATACTAAAAATGATAAGATAGCATTTTTTACATCAGGTAAAGATTCAGTAACTGAAGAGAAAGAGTTTATATTATTTGTAGCAAAAGATGCTTCTGATTTATTTCAGTTCTTTCATGATAAGTATGTTGAAGTTATGCTAGGTAGTCTGTTATCAAAAGATAAAAAAGTTATTCAACGTGAATGTAATTCTATAATTATGTTGTCAAGATGCTTAGTTCAGTTAACTGATTTAAATGAAGATGAATTATTAGATAAATTAAAATTAGCAAATGATACTGACAATTGATACTGATGAAGCTGCAAATTTGGGTATTACTCCTGTGGAGTATGCCTATTTGCAATGCAAGAAATATAATCTAGCTAATGATTTAGATATAGAAACTCTATTTGAGCTAGGTTTGATGAACACAGATGGTGATTTGACAAGCCATTGTGAACAAGTAATGTTTCCTACAATAGATGATGCTATTAGGCTTTTTGTAATAATATATGATTTATATCCTCATAAGATAGGTAATCGTGTATTAAAAGCTAAGAGTATTGACTCTGGTGATGGTAAACATTGTTTGACTAAGTACAGAATTTATCTTAGGCAAGATATTAAAATAGGTGATAAAATGTTGAAAGGTCTTCAAAATGAGATTCTTCTTAGAAAGAAAGGTAATAATGAAGCTTACTTTCAAGATATTAGAACCTGGTTTAATCAACAAACCTGGGATAAATATGCTGATTTGGATATTCAAGAAACTCAAGAAAGGGTGGAAAGAGTATGAGTATTTTAACAAAAAGAATTAATGAAGGTCTGGAAGGTAAATTTCAAGGTTTAGCCAATGGATTCAAAGATTTAAACAAGTACACTTTTGGTGTTCAACGTGGAACCTACTATCTAATAGGTGGTTCTTCAGGTACTTATAAGACAACTTTGTTGGATTATATAGTAAGAAATGCTATGAAGTCTGCTAGTGATAATAACATTGAATGCAATGTCTTTTATTATTCCTTTGAGATTGATAAATTAACTAAGATGTGCAATTGGGTATCATCTTTTGTTTATCAGTTACATGGAGTAGTAATACCACCAGAGAAAATTAAAGGTCTTGGAGACTACAGATTAACACCTCAAGAAGTAGCAGTTATAGAACCTATCATAACAATGGTAGAAGAAATGGCAGACAAAATTCATTTTAGATTTGAGTCTACTAATCCAACTGGTATCTTTAATGAGCTGTGGAAATTTGCAAGTCTTCATGGTGAAATCCAGTATGAGGAGTATAAAGATCATGAAGGTAATCCTAAACAAAGAATATGTGGTTATAAACCAAACAACCCATATGCTTATAATATAGTAGCCTTAGACCATTTATACTTATTAAAAAAAGAAAGAGGATTTCAAACTAAGGAAGTAATGGATAAAATGAGTGAATATTTTGTTATATTGCGTAATATTTTTGGTTTTACACCAATTATACTACAGCAATTTAATCAAGGACTTAGTTCTGTAGATAGACAAAAATTCAAAGGTGTTGACTTATCTCCTTCACAAGGTGATTTTAAAGACACTACTAATCCTTATCAGGATAACCATACAAGGTTTTGTAGTTAGTAATTAATTTTGTATATTTGCAATATGAAAACTACAAAATATAATTATGATTTAGTAAAATCTTTGCATGAACAAGGTTTAACTAATGGAGAAATTAAAAAATTAACAGATTACAGTTTTGAAACTTTGAGGTATATTAGAAATAAATTAAATATTCCTACTAAAACATATCGTGAAATAAATTTAACAGAAAATGAAGAGCAGATTATATTAGGTTCTTTATTAGGTGATGGTACAATTATTAAACAACATCGTTATCCAATGTTTACATTTTCACATTCTCTTAAACAAGAAAGATATGCTTTATGGAAATATGAATTTCTAAAAACTTTACCTTTTACTTATAAATATTATGACCAACTTGATAAAAGAAGTGGTAATATTACTAAAGTAGTAAAAGTATACAGTAGAACTAATCCTTTATATAATTATTATAAAGAAATGTTTTACAGTACTGGTAAAAAAGAAGTTACAGCTGAAATTGTTAATAAACTAAAACCTTTAGGAATAGCAATATGGTTTCAAGACGATGGTTTTAATCATCAAAGTGGTTACTATATTGCAACTAACAGTTTTTCATTAGAATCTTGTAATATTATTAAAAATTATTTTAAAGAAGTTTATAATATAAATTGCAATGTTGATAAAGAACATAGGATTTATATTTTAAAAGAATCTTGTAAAAAGTTTGAAGATATTATAAGACCTTTTATGCATAAAGATTTACTTTACAAATTAAAAAGCGTCCTGAATAAACAAGGTGAATTGCTGGGAAGTCCTACTATTGAGATAGTGAATGAGGATAATCAGCAGCCAAGCTTAGCTAGTAATAGCTTTGAAGGTTCAACGACTAATAGCCGAGTCCTAAATAAGGACAGTAATGCTAACACGAGTGCCTTGCCTTTTAATATAGATTCTGAAGGTTTTGTAACAACTAATTATAATGATATAGTTGTTAAATGGAAACCTATAAAAAGTATTGATTATTAAAAGTGATGATATAGTCTGAACTATATAGTAATATATAGATTTACAGGATAAAGAGCCTGTAAGATAACAAGATGGCTGACATAGTTATGGGTTTAATGTGTCCTTATAAATTAGACATGGACACTTCCCTTGGCTATGATCTTAGTAAACTTAAAGACAAAATGCTTATGCTTAAGATAATCAAGAACAGATTATCAAGAGATGGTATAGCAAAAGGTCTTTATGTTAAACCTGAATCTGGTAAATTCTTTGAATTACCACAACCAGACTCATTAGAAATAAACAATTATTACAATCAACAAATTTAAATTAAAAATTAAAAAAAATGACAAGAGAAATTTTTTATGTAGATGACATTAATGTAGCAGTAGCTTGCATTGAATTTGCAAAAACATTAGGTGTATCAGTATCTGATAACATCTATAACCTAGAAGAAGGTATGTATTTAACAACAGGTAGCAAGAAATTTGATGTAAATTGGATTAAAACTGCTGAATTTGCTGAAGATAAACAGCCTGGTGTTATCTCTAATTTATTAGAAGATAATGGTGTTGCAGATTTTATAAACAATCTAATTGATGCTTACACTCCTGAGAGTGATGAAGTAGATTTAGATGATGAGGAAGAAATTCCAACACCTAGTGTTGAAACTATTGTTGCATTATACAATAAAGTAAAAAGCCAAAAGAAATCTCCAAAGAATTATTTTATTGCTTTGAGAGATGACAGATGGATTGCTACAACTTCTGATGATAATTCTTATGGGAATTTAGCATTAGTATACACAGCTGCACAATAATAACAATAAACAATATAAGCCTCTACTGTAAAAAGTAGGGGCTTTTATATTTTAAATATGGGAAAACTTAAATTAACAAATCATAGTCAAGAAATAAAAATATCTTTTCCAAAAGAACTTGCTTTCATATTTAAAGCATCTAAAGCTAGATGGTTTAAAAACTTGATTACTTTTAATCCTGATACAAAAGTACTTAGTGTTATAGTATCTGATTTAGATTGGTATGAATTTAGAAACTTATCTTTTGGAGATGTAAATAGATTTTCAACATCAGGAGCTAGAGATAGAAGAAAAAGTAATGTAATAGCAACTGGTTTTGTAGTTACTTATATTAGATATACTGATAGTAGTTACAATTACACTAATACATTAAATAATCTATCTTTCTTTATTAAAAAAGATAAAGGTTTCACTATGTGTGATGCACTTGAATTAGATTATGATTTATATCAAGATGATAATAATAGATTTTTGATTAAAGCAAGTATAGACTTAAGTGGAATAGCTATTAATTATGATTCTAATAATATTATAGAAAGTAAAACTAAATTATATCATGATATGAGAAATATTATAAATACACTTCCTAGTCATGATTTTAATGAAGCTATAAAAAAAGTAGATGAAATATTTTATTATAAAGGTATTGATAGTAATGTTATATCTTATATAACTAAAGAGAAATATGCTTATGCTATGTACAATTTAATTAGTATATCAACAGCTTCTTTATCTAGGACTATGAGTATTGGTAAATTCTTTAAAGATCATTTTCCTGATATACCAGAAGCTAATATTAATGCTTTTATAGAGTATAATAAAATGCTGACAGCATATGATCCTAATTTATTTTCAATAGTTAGTGGTGAAGATATTAAAAAGTATTATAATCAAAAATATTACTTTAAAATGACTGGTGAGCTAGGTAATTCTTGTATGAGACAGGAAGAAAAACAGCATTATATGGATTTATATTCTAATAATTCTAACTTTAAACTGCTTATTATGAAAGCAGGTGAAGCTGATGCTATTATGGGCAGAGCATTGATAGTAACTACTATTGATTGTGAAGTAATTATGGATAGGATTTATACTGCAGATACTAAGATTATTAACTTGTTTCACAGATATGCTAAAGAAAATGGTATTATAAATATTTATGAGCATAGAAAACCTTATGGTAAAGAAAGAATTATATCTAGTATGAGTCCAGGTAATTGGACTAAAGTGTATGATAAAAACTATACAGTATCTTTAGAATGGTTACCAAAAGAAATTAGTGCTTTACTTCATAAAAAAGATAAATATATAGCAGCTATACATCAACATGCTAATATTAGTAGCTCTTACAATATTCCTTATATAGATAATTTTCAGTATTTGAATCCATTTACTATGCAAGCATCTGTAAATCCATTGAATTTCTTTACTAATTGTGATTTAACAGATGAACTTATTGACACTGCAACTGTTTTATATCATAAAAATAAAGTATATGATCAAAGGTATGTTGAATTAAATCATGCAGGAAATCCAGTTCAAAAACCTGATGTAGTAACATTAGATGATAATAATCATACAACATTATCTACTAGCAATGCAGATAGTGTAGTATGGACTGCTGGTTCAGATACTGATGTTGATGAAGATGATGATGATTGGGATGATGATGATGATGATTCAGAAGAAGAAGTAATAGATAATCCTTATACTATAACAGCACAAGGTGTAGGTATAGCAAGTATGATTAGTGGTAATACTCCTTTAGGAATATATAATCAAATAACAACACAATCTATTATGCAAATGATAGAAGATGTAAGTATAAACAATCCAAGACCAGAACAAAATTTAATTTAAAAAAATGTTTAACGAAAAATTATTAATAGAAGTTTTAGGTTGGCAATCTGAATCTAACAAAGAACAGGAACAGATAGTTCCTACTTTAAATGCTTATTTAGAAGCTTTGAATCTTAGGATGAAAGGTAGTCTAACAATAGAGCCTGACAAACATGGTAATATATTTGTTACTAAAGGTAAAGCTAGTCTTTTCCCATGTATAGTAAGTCATCTAGATCAAGTTCATAAGTACGCTAAAGATAAAACCATATTTCAAAATGGAGATTATCTATTAGCTTTTGATGGACCAAAACAAGTAGGTACTGGTGGTGATGATTTAGTAGGTGTATTTATGTGCTTACAACTTTTAGAAGATTATAACTTTATTAAAGTTGCATTCTTTGTATCAGAAGAAGTAGGCTGTGTAGGTTCACGTGCTTGTGATTTATCATTTTTCAATGACTGTATGTTTATAGGTCAGGCTGACAGAAAAGGTAATGCAGATTTCATAAATTATTCAAATGGTGTGCAACTATTTGGAGAAGAATTTAGTACATTTGTATCTCCTGTTCTTAAAGACTACAACTATAAAGAGTGTCCTGGTGTTGCAACTGATGCTGGTGCATTATCTGCTAGAAATATAGGTATTGCTTGTTTTAACATATCTTGTGGTTACTATAATGCTCATACATCAAGTGAGTATGTATCTATTAATGATGTTCTAAATTGTTATAATACAATTTGTGATATTATTAGTAATTGTGACCAAAGATTCTTGTATACAAGACCTGCAATTACCTATGGGAGTAAAGTCAAAGAGAAGAAATCAGAACTCTATGAGATGCTATACGAAGGCTTTAAGAAAAGTACTCATTATATTAAATCTGATAAAATGTACTATGCTTATAGCAGAGCTTTAGATTATATTGTAGAATTAATTGAGCAGCATGATTTAGCTTTAGAAGAACATCCAGATTCTTATGAGTTTCCTCCTATTGAGATATGTCTTATAGATTTTATGGAGCAAACAAATGCAGATCTTGAAGATGCAAAACAATTTGCTGAAAGTTTTACACCAGCAAGTCAACCTAAACAATTAGATATGTTTACAACTCCTTCACCAGCAACATGTGCTCATAAAGATACTATGTTTGATACAGGAATGGAACAGACTTATTGTTTAGAATGTTTTCAATACATTGATGAAAAAGATGCTTATTACACAAATAACTTCTCAAGAAATGGGGGTTACTTTTAACAACAACAAATAAATAAAAACAAAAATGACAGAAGATGTAAGTTTTGAAGAGGTAGTAGCAAAACCAGCTACAGACCCAAATGATGAAATGAAAGCAGAGTACATTGCTTATATAAATGAGATTAAAGCAGGTAGATTCCCTTGTGATACAAGACAAGATTCTATTGATGCTATTAATACTATTTGCAAAGTATTGAATTTAACTACTGTTGTTCCAAAGACAGAGCTTCAAACTAGAGATGGTCAGAGAACACCTATTATTATAGGTGGTACTGGTATTGATTTAGTTAAAAGTCAGTATCCTGGATTATATCCAGTATTAGTAGAACGTGTACTAGAACTTGCAGTTAAATTATGATCCAATTACCAACACAAAAGGTTGTAGCTACAAGAGCTAATCCTAAAAGGTTGGTTGTCTATTCAAAGCCTAAAGCTGGTAAAACATCAGCTTTAGCTTTACTAGATAATTGCCTATTACTTGACTTCGAGAAAGGTTCTGACTATGTTGATGCAATGAAGCTTAAAGTTGATAACTTACAAACTCTAAAAGAGATTGGTGCTGAGATTGTTAAAGCTGGTAAACCTTATAAGTATATTGCAGTAGATACTGTAACTGCATTAGAAGAAATGTGTTTAACTTATGCAAAAGCTTTATACATGGATACGCCTGAAACACCCACGGGCATTTTATAAGTAATTATAATTAAAAAACTCTTTTAATTGCTGGGATACCCTAAAATTTTGTATATTTATAATATGAAAGAAGGGCAATCAGCAGCTAAGCTTTTAAATGAAAAGTATAAAGGTAAAAATTATGGTGTTTTAACAGTAATAGAATTTTCACATAAAAATAATACTAAATATTTTTATAAATGTTTATGTAATAAATGTGATAGCATCACAATAGCTAGAATAGGCAGAGGTAATTATACACCTAAATCTTGTAGTAATTGTGTGAATGACTTACAAAAAGAAATAGCAGATAGTAAATATTTAGCATATAGAAATTATAAAAATATTTATAATTCTTATAAAAGTAATGCTAAATCTAGAAATTTTGAATTTAATTTAACATTAGAAGATGTTATACAACTAGTAAATTCAAATTGTTATTATTGTGGTGATGAGAATTCTAAAGGTATTGATAGAATTGATAGTAAAAATAATTACTATTTAGCAAATGTAGTACCTTGCTGTAGAACTTGTAATTTTATGAAAAATAATTTTAGTATAGATGAATTTTTTACTAAAATTAAAACAATATATGAATTACATTTAAAAGAAAGTTCAACGACTATCCCGTAAGGGAGTACACTCAAGTGAGTGGAAAAGGAGAGAATCCTAATTAGGATTGTGATATAGTCTAATCTATATAGTAATATATAGCAGTTCATGAGAGAACGTAGTAAAATTAACGCTTTTACTAGAATTTAATGATGGGTAAGACATTTGCAGGTGATAATGTACTTAAACTACCTAATGGTGCAGGTTATTTATATCTTAGAGAAGCATTCTTTAAGATTCTAGATTACATTGAAACATTAGTACCTGAAGATGGTAGTATTATTCTACTAGGTCATTTAAAAGATAAAATGATTGAGACTAATGGTAAAGAAGTTTCAGCTGTTGACCTAGATTTATCAGGTAAAATCAAAGCTTTAGTTTGTGCTAAAGCAGATGCTATTGGTTTATTGACTAGAAAAGGTAATCAAGTTATGTTGAATTTCAAAACTTCTGATGAGATTACTTGTGGTGCAAGACCAGAGCATTTAAAGAATCAAGAAATTATTCTAACTGAATCTACAGATGGGAATCTTGTAGCTTATTGGGATAAAGTATTTAAATAAAAACAACAATTAATAAATTAAAATTATGACTTTTGGAGGACAAGATGTTCAAGAAATTAGCAAACCTAAGTATGTAAGACCAGGTATTCACGAAGTAACAATAAAATCAGTTAAGGGTGAGCTTAATGCTAATGGTAATCCTACTATTACATTATCTCTACACTTAGTAGATGGTGAAGCTGATGCAACAACAGATATGCGTTTTTATCTATCAGAGAAAGCAGCAGAATCTACTTACAAGAAAATCAGACACATCTTTACTAAAGTAGTAAAAGATGCAGATTATCTTGCAGCTAAAGCAGAAAACATTGAAGAATTAGGTGAAGTTTATAACAATAAGCTTGCAGGTAATTCTTTGAGAATTAAATTTCGTGGTGAGGAATATCTTAAACAAGATGGTTCTGTAGGTATTAGATCTGTTATTGGTTATCCAGAATTTGCAGAAGCAATTCAGGAAGGTGCAGAATACCCTGTAGTACCTGTAACTAAAATGACATTTAATCCTACTGTTGACATCAAGAAAATGGCTAAATTACCAGATACTGATTTCTTTGCAACAGGAGGTACTAATGAGCTGCAGTTCTAGTTTTGGAGGTGTAGACGTTATTCACTTAACTAAAGATATGGTGCTCAGAAATGTTTCTGAGTACCAAATCTTTAAATTTTATTGTAAGAATTTTATTGATCTTAATAAACCATTCTGCTCAGATTTAAGGATGGATAAATATCCATCTTGCAGTATTAAAGCATACTCTAATGGTCTATATTACAAAGACTTTGGCACTAATGAAAGTTACAACTGTTTTGCATATGTACAATTCTACATGAGACAAAAATTTAATGAAGACCTAACTTATCACGAAGTACTAAAAGTAATTGCAAATGACTTTGGTTTTATTAAGAAAGTTCAAAACAAACAAATAATACCATCTTTAAATTATCTAGGATTACCTGATAAACAAGATAGACAAACTACTATTATTAGAATTAAAAAGAGAGATTGGAAAGAGTATGATATTTACTGGAATAAGTATCATATAGGTCTAGACCTTCTTAATTTTTATAATGTTGTTCCTGTAACTGATTACTGGATTAGCATTAAGAATAATGAGTTGCTAAATGTATATTCAGAAAGTTCTAATGACCCTGCTTATAGTTATGAGCATGGTAATGGTATGAGAAAACTACTTAGACCATTTGCTGAAAGGCAAAATAAATGGATAAGTAATATACCAAGAAATGTATTTAGTGGTTATAATCAACTAGATAAACAAGGTAAAGAGCTAATAGTCACTAAATCTTTAAAAGATTGTATGATTTGGCGTTTACTAGGTTATAATAGTATAGCACCACAAAGTGAGAATATTTTCTTAAATGAGAATCAATTTCAATTATTATCTATGAGATTTACAAATATCATAATCAACTATGATAATGATGAAGTAGGTTTAAATGCAATGAAGAAATTCTCTAAACAATTTGGTATAAAATCATTTATCATACCTGATAATATTAAAGATATTTCAGATTACATATCCACTAAGGGATATGATCAAACAAAACAATTAACAAAAAATTTTAAAAATTATTTATTATGAATACAGAAGTAACAACTATTAATATTTCTCAAAAAGAAGTAGCAGCAATGAGAGCATACAGAACAGATGTAAAAACAATGTCTGACCATTTTGGTATTACCATTAAAGAAATGCGTGATGTTTTAATTAAATTTGGTTTTGCTAAACCAACAAAGAATAGTGTTGATTATGTTATTAATCCAGTATTTGACTTTACTATCAATAGAGTTGAAAGCTTTAATGATATTGATGTAACAACACCTGCTGTAGGAGTTTATGACTCTACTGTTGATGCTGTTGTAGAAATGCCTACAGTATAAGTTTAACGACTTATGGATAAGTTAACAGAAACAATCCTTCAAGTCATTTATAGAAAAAGAGAGTCTTGTGATAGAGTAGCTAGTGAACTAGATACTTTTGACCAAGACCCTCTTGTTATAAGTTTTTATGAAGGTAAAGTAGAAGCATTTGATGAAATAATCAATCTTCTTACTAATAGTAAACAAGATGAGAGAACCAAACAGACGTAAGATTAAAAATAAGAATGAGTTATCTTCTGAAAAAGTAAAGGCTAAGCCTAATGTTAGAAGAATAGGTCATAATTATGAGAGGAAAATAGTTAAGGAGTTAAAAGAAATAGGGTTTATAACAGCATCTACAACAAGAGCAACAAGTAAAATTATGGATGATGCCAAGATAGATATTAATGGTATACCATATAATATACAGTGTAAATCTGTAAAAACTGGCTTGAATGTATTTAGTGTTTTAAATGATATGGAAGAATGTATTCCTAAAATGGTTCCAGAAAGAGATATTTATGTAAATGTGGTTTTCCATAAAAAAGAAAGTGAAGAAGTTATTGCTCTTAGAAAAGAGGATTTCTATTTACTTATAAGAAAACTGCTACAACATGGAATTATACTCAGAAAAAATAGCCCTAATTGATGCTGACTCTATAGTTTTTATAGCCCACTGGGACAGTGATAATAAAACCTATGATAAGCCATTAGAAGTTATAAAACAATCTATTGATAGTATAATTAGTTCTATACTGATTAATACTAAGGTTAATAAGTATTTAGGGTATGTAGGTTATACTAGAGCACAATTTAGATATGATGCATATCCTGAATATAAAGCCAATAGAAAAGATAGGGAGCCTCTCCCTTTTTACAAGGAGGCAAAACAGCATATGGTAGATCATTGGCAATTTATACCACTACATGGTATAGAAGCTGATGATGTAGTTAATATGATGAGAATTAAGATTGATGATTCATTTATATGTGCAATAGACAAAGATTTACTACAACTAGAAGGTACTCACTA